GCGCAAGGCAGGAAATCGGCGTTTCCGAGATTGCCGGGCGGCAGCATAGCAAGCGCATCTTGTCGTATTGGCAGCTTGCCAAGCTCTACTTCTCCGACGACGAGACTCCTTGGTGCGCCGGTTATGTCAACGCAATGCTCGAGGATTGCGGGATTGCCGGAACTCGCAGCGGCATGGCGCGAAGCTTTGAAAAGTGGGGGCAACCCTGCGGCCCCATTCCCGGGGCCATCGTTGTTTTCTGGCGCGGCTCGAAATCGAGCGGATCCGGCCACGTTGGATTTGTGACCGGGAAAGATCAATACGGCAATATCATGGTCCTAGGTGGCAACCAAGGCGATGCGGTCAACGTCAAGCCTTTCGACACTTCCCGAGTCGTTGGCTACAGATGGCCGAAAGGTTTTGATATTGGAAGCGATGCGCTTGAAACCGTGACCACCGACGGGCAAACGTCCAAAAACGAAGCATGATACCTTCCGCCATCTTTGGCTCGCTCCTGATGATCGCGGCTTTCGTCTTGGTCATCAAGTGCACCAAGGATGATGACGACGATGATTTTCCCGATTACCCCAGCGGATACCGATAAACTCATGGACGAGGCAAAAAGAGACAGAATTCTGGCAGGCATCGCAAGACGACCGAACGCGGCCAACTACGACATCTCGAAAAACCTCTCTGCGGTGACATCTGCGGAGGTTGCCGAGGTCAGGGCGTCGATGACAGGCGAAGTGATGAGATGGCCGCAGGACGACAAAGAGAGCGAACTAGAGGCCATTCCGTTGAACCAAAAGCGAGTGATGCCGCAAAAACCACAAGGCTCAGACTGCCGCCGAAGACTGCATGAGATCAAGCGGGGCGTCTGCTATCGAGTCGCGGACTTCGCCCAGCACATTGGAGCCTCAGAGGACACAATCAGGCGTCACGCTAAAAGCCTCCATTGCCTCAAATGGGTAGAGATGTCGCCAGACAATTTCGAGGAGGCCGTGATGAATCCAGAAACCGCCAAGCAATACATGCGATGAACGAAGAGATCGACCTTTCCAATAAGCTCGTCAGCGACTCCGACGCAATGAACCGCGTCGTAAAGGCACAGGCGGAACTGGCGAAGGCAAGGGCGGAAGTCTCCGCATTGCGAAAAGATCGCGATGATGCCTTGGACGAATACAATGCATTGCGAGCGGCGAAGTTTCCGATTAAGCGGGACTACACACCGAAGCCTAAGACCAAAACCGAAACCGTCCGAATCATCGCCAACGATGTCCACGGCTCCATGATGGATCGGCCAGCGGTCGAAGCTTTTCTCGCAGACGTTCGCCGGATCCAGCCCGATGAGATCGTTCTCAACGGTGACATCGTGGAGTGTGGCGGCTTCCTCGCGAAGCATCACGCGGCCAACTACATCGCCCAGACGACCTACAGTTATCAGGATGACATCGCGCACGGGAACTGGTTCCTTGATCAGTTGCAGGATGCGGCTCCTAACGCGCAAATTCATTTCATCGAGGGCAATCATGAGGATCGTGTCGAGCGTTGGGTGATTGACGAAACCATGTCAAACTCCCGTGACTCTGAGTTTCTGCGGCAGCTCAACGCGCCCGAGTTCCTACTTAAGCTCAAAGAGCGGGGCGTTATTTACTACCGGCGATCTGAGACGCACGTTCCCGGCCTTCCTCCCGGCTGGATCAAAATGGGGAAAATCTTTTTCGTGCATGAATTAAGCGGCAGCAAAAACGCCGCGAGCGATTCGGTATCAAGGACGGCAGGAAACGTAGTCTTTGCCCATACCCATCGCGAGGACAGTGCCACAAGAGTCCTTCCCGGCGTCGGCCTCGTCAAAGCTTGGAATCCCGGCTGTCTTTGCCAGCGGCAACCCCTCTGGAGGCATTCGGACCCGACTGGATGGAGTCACGGCTACGGCTATCAGGTCATTGCCAAATCGGGCGAGTTCCTGCACATCAACGTTCCGATCTGGGAGGGTAGAAGTCTCCTCGGCAACATGCTCGACGGTCGATGAAAAGTTTCGAGCAAGCGTTCCGATCCGCGCAGGATGCCCTCGGCCTTGCTCATTACGACGTTCGCTTTTCGGTTGAGCCTGGTGCGGGAAATTACGCTAGCATCGAACCGGACCCAGCATCCTGCACTGCGATCTGCCGCGTTGATGTTGAGCTTTGCGAGCGAGAGCAGCAAACGGAGCAGGTCGCCGCGCATGAGGTTTTGCATCTCCTTCTTGCGGAGCTTCGCCATGCCGCGTCAATCTCAGACGAGACTGCGGACTGGGTCGAGGAGCAGACCGTGCGGAAAATAGAGGCGGTGGTTTTTAAGGGGCTGTTCACGCAAACGTGAACGTAAGACGAATGAGTTGCCTTTGCTCGCCTGTCCTTGGCTTTGTCTGCGCGCAGCATCGCGGACGAGAGCAATGCCCGTGGGATCCTGACGACCTGCCGGGGCGTCTGCGCGGATTCGGGCATCGCGGAGCCGATCAAGATGGATACGACGGCTCAGAGTGGATCTGGCCGCAGGAGGATTTCGAGGCTCAGATTATCGAGGCGGCTCGCGTGCTCCTCGATGCGGTCGAGATCGAGGTGGCAGAAGGGTTTTAAGGTTTTTTGCAAAAAAACGTTTCTGGTGGTTTTTTTTGTTTGACGTGTAAACCGAGTTGTGGCAATCTCTCGCCATGGCAACACCAGAACCTAAAACGGTTGCAACCAAGCTCGACGAGGATTCCCTTGTCGGCCTTGGGCGCGTAGCCGAAGAGACGGGCCTCAAAATCGCCGACCTGTTAAGAATTGCAGTTCGTGAGTTTTTGGCCAAATACAACGAGACCGGGAAGCTTGAGCTTGGAAAGGGGGCAGTATGAACATTCTTCAAAATCGCAAAGAGGACAACCTCCGCGCACGCATGGCGGAGTTTTTCGACTTTTCAACAGTCGACACCGTGCAGGACATCATCAACCGCGCTTTTGAGGCCGGAGTCGCGGCCAAAAGCGATGCGGACTTCTTCGCAATAGAGGACGCGCTCCGCCGCGCTCGCGCTCGCTACGAGGCCCAGCGCCGCACTGAGCCCGTTGCGTTCCTCGACGTTGAGCCTGGAACCTTAATTAAGTTGGCCGTCCATGAACTTTGATCCCATCGACTTCATCATCAAGCTGCTGACGACGCTCGCCGTCTTCGCAGTTTGGAACGTCCCGGCCCTTTTCGATCTGATCTGGCCATGATTCCACATTCCGTTTCCGGTATCGTGAAACGATACCTCCTCGACGGTCCAAACGCTGAAACGCTTGTGACAATCGAGATCGAGCGGTCCGAAGTCGTCGCGGTCATCGACAACGAAACTGGCGAGGAACTCCCGGTCGAGTCGATTGGACGGCGTGACTACGACTATGCCATCGACTTTCTTATTACCCGAATTTGATATGAACATCGAACAACTGTTGGCAGTGCATGAGCGCGAAACTGACGCTCTCCTTGCTGAAATCCGCGCCTTCCGCCGTCGCAAGCGTGAGTCCTGCGACCATCTGATCTATGACGGCCTCGCTGTCCAGGTGCGCATGCTCAAAAACCTAGGCATCCGGCTCAACGCCGTCGATGCCATCGAGGAGGAGCTTTACGGGCTGGCGCTTGACATTTTTCCCGATAACGGGCAGGGGCGCGACTGATACGCGGAATAACAAAAAAAGAAAACCAACAATGGCAAACAAAAACACACTTCGCCTTCGTCGCTTGATGGAATCCAGCCGCAAAACTGGCGCGGCAATGGTCACGGAAAACAACCACAAGTGGAAGGGCGAGAAGACATCGGATTACGACAAGATTGTAGGCGCAATCCGCGAACAAACTCGCCGCCTCTACGGGCGATCCGCCTAACCCGTTCAGCACAAAACCGGGCCGCGCATGGTAAAAACGCGGAATAAAAAGAGATGACTACAGAAATCGCAAAACAAGAACCGCCGCGAACCATCAAGGCGCTAATCAATACGGATGCAGTCCGCCAGCAAATCGCTCGCGCACTGCCTTCCCACATGACGCCGGATCGTTTCCTGCGTGTCGCTACTACGCTTCTCCTGCGCTCTCCCAAGCTCGCGGAATGCTCGCAAGAGAGCTTCATGCGAGCGATGCTCGACTGCTCATCGCTGGGCCTTGAGCCTGACGGGCGGCGCTGCCACCTCATCCCCTATGGTAAAGAGGTTCAGCTTATCGTTGACTGGAAAGGCCTTGTCGAACTGGCGAAACGATCCGGTGAGGTCGTCGCATGGAAGGCCGAGACGGTAAAGGAAAACGATTCCTTTGAGTGGATCAACGGAGAGATCAGCCATTCGGTCAACTGGCGGGAAGATCGCGGCAAGCTCCAGGCGGTCTATTCAATCGTCAAAATGACCAACGGCGACATCGACACCGAGGTCATGACGTTGGCCGAGGTCGAAGCGATTCGCAAACGCTCTAAAGCGAGCGGATCCGGCCCATGGGTCACTGATTTCGAGGAGATGGCCAAAAAGACGGTGATTCGCCGCCACAGCAAGCGCCTGACGCTTTCGCCTGAGTTCCACGACGCGCTCGAGAAGGACGGCGATAAGCTCGCTGACATCTATGTCAACCGCGCCGCCAACGAGGCCGCGAAGGTTTCGTTCTCGCAGCCCGCTATTGAGGCGGAATCTGAAATCGTTGAAAAAGGAGGTGAGGCATGAATACCACGCTTTACCATGACGGTGTCGAGGTTTCTTTTGAAACTACCTCCCGCGAAATCTGCGAGGCGTGGCTGGCAACATTGCCAGAGTTTCAGCGAGCCGTGAAATTCCGCGCGGTGCAAATGATGGCTAGAGACATGGTGAATGATCGCTGGGTTTTCACCGGAGATTCAATCCGCTTTGACTCTAACGGCCATTTGATTGACGGTCAGCATCGGCTGCTCGCGTTCCTGCAAGCTGATTTTTTCCCAATTGTCCTAGTGATTCGCGGATTGAAATCTCAGGTCTACTTTGCAATCGACGGAGGAACGAGCAGAACTTACGCGGACGCATTTAAATACGCAGGGGTTTCCGCATATACGACAACGTCCAGTGTTGCGAGAATGTGGCTCAGTTACGCTGATGGGAAAAATCTAGGAAATCACCGATTTTCAAAGGCTGAGGCGCTTGAAGCATACGATCAGCACGCTGATTCTATTCACTGGGCAATCGAACGCTGGAATGTGCTAGAAGGATTGTTGAGCAAAGTGCGAAAAACATTTCTGGCATCATTGGCGCTTGAGCGAATCGGACCCGCGAAAACTGAGTCATTCTTTTTCGCTCTTGAAAGCGGAATCGGCAGTGCTGCGGCAATTGCCTTCAGAAAACTGCTCATCCGTGAATCTAACAAGACTAGGGGTAAATTGAGTCAGTCAGAACTGGCGGCACTAGGAATCAAAGCAATAAAAGCGCACGCAGAAAATAAGCCCATTTCGTTGCTTAAATGGGTCTCCGAAGAAGTATTCCCACACCTTGAAAAGCAATGAAAGAATTTTCCATCTATCACCGGGACCGATTTGGGAAGGCCGCGACTATCCGATTCAACCTCGCCGCAGTCAGGCGCCTTCTCCCAGAGTATCAAATCACGGGCTTTGGCCTGACGACTCGCCAGCGAACCAAAATGCAAAGGCGCGTCAATCTCTACGTTGGCCTTGGGGGCAAATGCGATTTCCAGACGGGCATCGACGCTTCCGAGGAGCGTGTCATTCCCGCCCGAATCATCCCGGCAAAAGACGCAAAGATGGTTCGCGGGAAAATGGTCCCGGCATCTAAGCGCGAGGTCATACCGGCACGGATCGAGCCGGCTAAACCGGAGATCCTTCCGAGTATCAACCACCTGCCAAACGATGACATCCTAGACAGGGCGCTTCGTCTCGACTTTGCAACCAAACCCAGAACGCTCGCATCAGCATGAAAGAATTTCCAGACTGCACAATCTACCATTGCGAGCAACGCTCCGAGGAGTGGCACGACCTTCGCCGTGGAGTATTGACCGCATCGAACTTCGGTCCTTGGCTGATCAACTCGGGCAAGGTCGCGGAACAAGCTCGCGAGCGTGCGATCTGTAAACTGATCGCTGAACGCGCAAACTGCGAGTCCGCTCCAAACTACGAAAACTGGGCAATGCAACGCGGCACTGAACTGGAACCGCAGGCAGTTGCTGCTTTCGAGGGCGAGACCGGGATCAAGGTCGTGGATGTCGGATTCTGCCTGTCCAAATTCGGGAACTTCGGATGCTCACCGGATGGTCTTATTGTTGGTCAGTCTGTCGGTTTCGAGGGCAAAGTCCCTGTTCCCGAAACGCATATTCGCTACCGTCGCGCAAACGAACTGCCGGAAGAATATCGTTTCCAAATTTATGGCAGCATGGCCGTGACGGGCGCAACAGCGTGGCATTTCCAAAGCTGGAATCCCGGTCTCGCGCCGCTCCGCATCCTTGTCGAGCGGGATGAGTTTACCGAAAAGCTCAAAGCCGCGTTGATTTCGTTCTCGGAGCAATACGAGGAAGCGTGGGAGCAGGAGATTGCTGCAAACAAACGATGAAACAATCCCCCACTGCTCGCAGTCTGGCTCACCTCCGAAAAACCTGCCAACTGGTCCAAGTTGTTGAGCGGTGGAACTCCTTCACCAAAACCCGACACGATCTCTTCGGCATCATCGACATCCTCGCGATCCGCGACGGTGATACGGTTGCGGTGCAATCAACGAGCTGGAGCAACACAAAAAGCCGCATCAACAAAATGACAGAGTCGGATGCGCTACCGCATCTGCGAGCCGCCGGATGGATCTTGCTGGTCCACGGTTGGAAGAAGAACAAAAACGGAAAATACGAAGTTAAGGAAATCGACATATCATGAATCAAAAATACAAAATTGTTGACGGGCGTTGCGTTGCGATACGCGATTTTGGCGATGTAAAAACTGGCGATGTTGGTGGTCGCCTAGAGACAGAAAGGAATTTGTCTCATCACGGAGACTGCTGGGTCTATGGCGATGCGCGGGTCTCTGGCAATGCGCGGGTCTATGGCAATGCGTGGGTCTTTGGCGATGCGTGGGTCTTTGGCGATGCGCGGGTCTCTGGCAATGCGCGTGTCTTTGGCGATGCGCGGGTCTTTGGCGATGCGCGGGTCTTTGGCGATGCGCGTGTCTTTGGCGATGAGCGGGTCTCTGGCGATGCGTGGGGCTGTGGAG